GGTTGCATTTCTTTATGCTCTTCGTTCCCGTCATGGGTCTCTGGACAAGTTCTATCGGTATTGTTGGACTCGCTCTTAATCTACGTGCTTACGACTTTGTATCTCAAGAGATTCGTGCAGCAGAAGATCCAGAGTTTGAGACTTTCTATACTAAGAACATTCTCTTGAATGAAGGACTACGTGCATGGTTGGCACCAGTTGATCAACCTCATGAGAACTTTATCTTCCCAGAAGAAGTATTACCAAGAGGTAACGCATTGTGATTGGGTCATTGGGTTTCTTATTACTTCGTTTATCGATAGGCATTATGCTTATCCATCACGGATACGAGAAACTAGACAACATTGAAAACTTTGCAGATGCATTTGTGAAACCATTGCATCTCCCATTCCCAGTCTTCTTCTCATATATCGCAGCATTCTCTGAGATTGTGGGAAGTTGGTTGGTTATCTTCGGACTTGGTACACGACTGGGTGCTTTGGCAATCTTAGGCACTGTTTCCTTTGGAATTTATCATGCCTTAGTTACAGCAGGATTTAACATCTATTTGTTAGAACTCTTAGTTCTTTATTGGGGAGGTGCAGCATGTATCGTTCTCAATGGTGGTGGTAATTTCTCACTAGACCATCTCATAATAAGGAGACTTACAAATGATTAAAGCACTATTCAGTCTTATGTTTGCTGCTCTGATGTGGGTACAAGTCCCGCAGTGGAGTGACGATTGGTCTAAGTGTGCAGTAGATGTACCAGACACAGCATGTCATTGGTACATCACAGCACCAGATAGCACCATGGGTGAAGGATTCAGTTGGGCAAATGCTCCCTGGTTCAGTGCTGAGGGTCTCCGTGACGTTGGGGAATTGCACAACACATTACAATCTCTTCAGGAGGCATGATGAATAGCTTTATGGTTTTCCTATATTTTGTTTGCTTTGCTACAATTGCAGGAGGTGCCTTTGCTATGATGTGGTCTAATATTCAATCTATTAATATAGAGATGAATAAACCACGCAAACCCCGTCATCCAGAAGCACCAGAAGCAGGCGAAGAATTAATGTATGTGGATTTTTCTAAAGAAAAACTAGAGAAATTATATGAAGATAGTTAATGGATGCTGTGGAGCAGGATGTCCAGATTGCCCATTCAGACCCCCTTTAAGGGGGTCTTTTTTTAGGTCATGAAGTCGTAACACACTTTAGGTATACCAACCTTAGATGCTCATAGATAATGTAGTTGAGTAAATTTAAATGAAATTATTTTTTGCATTTATCGTTTCGATATTTTTTGTTGCTCCAGTATGGGCGGTCGATATTCAAATGGGATCAAATGGAAACTTGATTTTTGAACCTTCTGATGTTACAATCAGTTCAGGAGAAACAATTCACTTCGTGAATAGTATGCTCCCTCCCCACAATATTATTGTTGAGGGTCGTGCTGATCTTTCCAGAGAATCATTAATGTTCTCTCCTGGTGAGTCACAAGATATTCTTTTCGCTGATGCTGGTGATTATGATTTCTTCTGTGGTCCACATCAAGGAGCAGGAATGACAGGAGTTATCCACGTTGAATAATGAAATACACACACAACTATATGAAAATCTTTCTTGACACTGCTGACACAGAAATTATTAATGAATACTTTAAGACAGGATTAGTTGATGGTGTCACAACCAATCCTTCACTCATCTTAAAGAGTGGTCGAAATCCAGAAGAAGTATATCAAGAGATCAAAGATATTGGCGTCAAAGATATCAGTATGGAAGTAATGGGTACTGAGGGTGAGATGTATTGTGAAGGCAAACGTCTCCATGAAAAGTTTGGTGACGTATGCACTGTGAAGGTTCCATGCACAAGAGAAGGTCTTGCAGTCTGTAAGTCTTTATCTGATCAGAACATTAAAGTTAACGTTACACTCATCTTCTGTGCCTCTCAAGCAGTCTTAGCAGCAAAGTCGGGGGCAACATATGTCTCTCCCTTTGTAGGACGATTGGATGACCAGTCAGTAGCAGGTCTGGAGGTTGTCAGAAGCATCTCCGAATTGTATCGTATTCATGGTGTCAGAACACAAGTTCTTTCTGCATCTATTCGTAGTGTGCAACGTGCGATCAGATCATGGTATAATGGTGCTAGCATTTGTACGATGCCGCCCAAGGTATTTGATCAAATGTATGATCACATTCTTACAGATAAAGGTATGGAAATTTTTGAAAACGATTGGAAAGGAGTATTGAAATGACTTTTACAGTATATTCTAGAGACGGTTGTCCTTATTGTGACAAGGTTCAACAGGTATTACAACTTGCTGAAATTAAGCATGTGATATATAAACTTAACAGGGACTTCACCCGTAATGAATTTTATGATAAATTTGGAACAGGATCTACCTTTCCGAGAGTTATCAAAGATGATACGATAATTGGTGGATGCACTGAAACTGTTAAGTATCTTAGGGAACAAAATTTAGTCTAATGGAACAAAACCTCATCGACATTTATGATCTTATTGAACATGCGATTGATAATGCCTTTGAGGGGAGAATGAATCTAAAATTTTATGAATATCTAAGAGATAACAAAACTAAGAAACATGAAATAGATCATTTTATTGAAAGTTCTACAGCAGCTGAACTGAGTGAAATCACTATGGATCTTGATGAGTATCTTGTGGGTGGTTCTGATAATGTACATAAACAAATTCGTGAAGGTTATGGTCACATTCCCAAACCACAAGCAAGAAAAATAAAAACATATTTGTATAGTATCTTAGAAGATGCTTGGAGGTATAGTCGTGATAGACGACCTGGACGAAGAAAAAAACAATCTAAATAATCAAGAAACCCACATTAATCGTGGGGTAGAGTTATTACTAAGAAATAGGAGGAGTAAACCAGATCCGCCAAAAACTTTTCAGATAAAGTTTGGAAATATGGTCTCCCTTTTTCGAAGAGAGATTGTTTTTCACTTAAACTTCTATCTGGACATCAGAAAGAAATAATCTCTGGAGTAAAAAACATGTTAGCAGTAGCACTTACAATTGGAACTCTTGTTTCAATTATGTTCTTTTTTGTAGGAGGTGTGGTAGGATGGTTAGCAAGAGAGAACACCTGGGTAAATCAACCAATTTATACACATCCAGAGATGTTTGACGAAAATGGTAATGTATTACCAGACGAAATTTTAGCAGTACGATTTGAAAATGGCTATGACGAACTCGACCAAGAAGACGACGACTAGAAAACCTGCTACTAAGAGCAAGTTTACAGTCAAAGCAGAACCAGAAACTCTACCAACAAATCCTTTTGTTTATGAGGTCTTTGAACTTGTCAGTAAGCAAAGAAGTAAAGCAAAGAAAGTTCAAATTCTTAAAAAGTATGAACACATTTCTTTGAAGTGTATTCTTATTTGGAATTTTGATGAATCTGTGATTAGTCTTCTTCCTGAAGGTGATGTTCCATATGGAGATGCAGATGATCAATCTATTTTCTCTGGATCTCTCTCTGACAACATCACCAAAGAAGCAAAAGGAGGAGAATCCGCTACTGGACAAGACTTAGATGGTAGAGGGAAAACCTCTCTCCGTCGTGAGTATCAAAATCTTTATCATTTTGTAAGAGGTGGTAACGATAGTCTAACATCTATTCGTAGAGAGACTATGTTTATTAACATGTTACGTGGACTTCATCCCAAAGAAGCAGAAGTTTTAATCCTTATTAAAGACAAACTTCTTACTGATAAGTATAAAATTACTTTAGAAATTGTAAAAGAAGCATATCCAGAAATTAATTGGGGAGGTCGCTCCTGATGACAAGTCAACTAGAAGAACGTCCCAACAAAATAGAGGATAAAGAAATGTCCAATTATGAGTCAGAGGAAACAAAAATAAATCCATCTGATTATGATTGCCAAATTCTCCTAGAGAAAACAACACATCAGGTGGCAAATGATAAGTCTTTTCCTACGGATGCAAGACTTATCTGGTACATTGTTGATGGTGTAGAGTGTATGGATCTCACTCGGTGTAATAAAGTATCAAAGATGTTTGATATGTATTATGATCGATATGGAAAGGGGTCAGTTCAAAGAATTGATTTTGGATATGGATCTATCAGTCCAAGACTCTGGGGTATTAAACCAAAAGAACAGAAGAAAAGAAAATGAAACCTAGTGACGAAGATCTTAAAAAGGCGGTTGATATGTTAATCCGCCAAGAAATTCAAGAAAATATAAATGATTATGTTGATACAAAAGATACCACTAAAAAAAGTGGTCTTGGATTTGTTGAAGAAGATGAGTTAATGGTGAGTGTCTCTCAAAAAGAAATTGAAAAAATTATTAAACAATATAAAAAACTTAAAAAAAGTGAGAAATCAAATCTATCTCGCATTAAAAAGTTGAGAAAGGAATAAGTAAAATAAATATACCAGTAGGTAAATACATATGCTTTCTACCCAATACAGGTTGCGACTTGAAGAAATCTGTAAAAAAATTGTTAGTAATGAAGAAGTAAGTCTAGATGATATGATCTGGGCAAATAAATTAGCAAAATCTAATCAAAGTGCATCATCAATACTAAGGAAAGCACGTAGACAAGCAAGAAATCCTGACATGCATGAAGGTGGTCTTGATGATTTTATGAACCAGATGGACCTTGGGGACCCTGATCCATCTAATCATTCCTCAGGGTTCGGTAGTCCAGA